TTCATATTCAACCTTAATATGATCAGGAAGAGTTACTGCAAATATTTGATTGGTAGGTGCGCTTTTATTATTCAACACACTAAATTTATCATATTTGTTTTTTTCACTGAATTTTGTTATAACTGGATAAGTTAAATACCTATTTAGAGTGGTTAAACTTTCATTTTTACTAAATGAATTTCTCTTGAACATTATAGCAGGTATTTGAAGTTTACCTTGATAGTCTCTTAAAAAACCATCAACTTTTCCTGATTTCCATCTTTCAGGATTACCATATAATATTGGTACTTTTACATTTTGACCTGCATCTACTACAGTTGGATTGATTACATTTTGTAAATATTCTAATACCGCAGTATCAATATCCAACAAAGTAATAGTTGTATTTTTCCTTGGATCTTGATCTCTTCTAACATCCAATGCAGGGTTTACAACATTAGCAGATATTGGATTAATCTGAGTTGTATCAGTGTAATTTGGTACTGGATTGTTTTTATTTCCTGTCCACATAAATTAGAATTGTCTATCAACCAAGTTGATTTGGCTGAGTCTGCTATAGTGTGTGTTACAAATTATACTGTGTGATTTATTTGCCTGACCTCCGAGCAGCTGCTCCTGCACGACATTGTTAACTTCATGATAACGGTCATTGAACAAGATAAAATCACCAACTTCTGGATAGAAATTTGCATCTTTCAGTGATAGTTCTCTGAACTTAAATACAACGGATTGATCTCTATCAGGTCCAAATCCTTCATCATTGGTTGTAATATCAGCTCTATCAATGAGGGCAGTTAATTCAATGCCTGGAAAGAAAGATTTACCTTCAGTTGGTGCAGCTTCACCATACATATTTACTCTGGTTTCTGCTGCACAAATTTTGAAACATACAACATATGTTTCAATAATATCACGCATCAATTCAGCATTAAATTGATTGACCAAATTAATGTCACGTTGACTATAATATCTTCCAAATAGTGGCATAATATTTTATTTTTAAATAAAATGTTGCAAATAAGACATGGGTTTATCATGAAATATTAATATAAAACCAAATACTAAAACCCCAATATAAATTAATAGTGGAACAGTTTTCATGATTGATGTCATTTTTTCTGTTTCATCTGCTTTGGCTTCCATCTGAGATTTACGACTGGTTGCTTCAAGATTTTCTCTTAATTGTGTAATTAACGCTTCTTTTTCTGTAGAAGCTTCACTTCTCAATTCAGCACCATCCAATGATACTTCTCCGCCTGGAATTGGAATTGTACTATATTTTTGTCTTACTGCGCCAAGTATTTCTTTACACAATGCCAAGTAATATTTCTTAACCCATTGTTTACCAACAGCGTTTAATTTAAAATAAGTAACATTTTGATATGGCACATTACTATAATCACTCACCACATCATAATTGCTTCCGCTACTGAATGTATTTGCACTAGTAAATTTATCTTTTTCAACTACATATTCAATATAAATTTTGTAATCATGTGTTGGAATTGGAAATATCTTTAGTTTATTATTTACAACTTCAAAACTGTAAGCACTCTTACGAACCATGTCATTAAATTCAATTGCTTGACCTCTCAATAAATCTTCAAAAATTGGAGTCATCAAAAATTGTGTGGCTGGACTATATCCTGCAAATCCCATTTCATTCAATACGTTACTGTAACTCATACCAGTCATACTAAATGGATCATAAATACGAGCAAATGCTGGAGGAGGTCCGTGAAATACTCTTCTAATTTCAACTCTGCTTCCGCTTTCAAGATTAGTTCCAATTAAATTTTGTAAATCATATGTTTGTTGACTTGCACTCAATTGTAAAGGTACTTTTTTAATATCAACATATCCACCCACACCAATTTCACTACCATATCCCTTGGATAATTGAATTATATATGGTAATCCTGTACCAATAACATTCTTACCAGTGATATTAGGATTATCTGCGGTACTTAATCCTTGTAAATTTAATAAATTATTTCTGATGTTAAATTGATTGATTTGAGCACCATATTCATTTACGGATTCTTCAAAACAGGCATAAAAATTAACGTCAATTATTTCAATATCAATGATTGGATATCCTAATCTCTTTGCAGCCCATTGCGCACTCTTTTCACAGTCATATTCAAAGAATCCAACACTTGCTGTTAAACTAACAGGTGTAGGTTCTGCCAAATAAAAGCCAAATGGTATACTGCCTGTATTTACAGCACTACCACTTCCTGGCCATCTTACACGATCCTGGTCGAGGTTGGCACTCATATTTTAGTTGATCCTTTTACATTCTTAACACTCATTGATTATAAATATTAAATCAATTAAGTTTATTACGTTTTATAACGTCAATTATTTAACAAACATTAAATACTGCCAAGTTCCACCATAATTTACATTTCCGGTAGTTTGTGTAAAATTACCACTACCATCAATTGCATTATCAGTTCTACCCCACGGACCTGAAATAGCCCAGTTTGTAGCATCATTTATATATACCGTATACATTCCATATGCATATCCTCCATATCCAGCAAATCCACAACAATCTCTCATAAAAAATATATTATTTGTTGTACCAGTTGAATAAAATCCAATTTGATTTTGCATACCAGGATATGCAGTTGTATTATATACACTTAAATTAGATGCAATTGTACTATTTGTATAACCTTGTAGGGTGTCACTAGTTGTTAATGTGGAATATGTTATATTAGCTATCTTATATTTGAATGGACCCCAACTATTATTATATTGATTGCCTCTATTTCCAAATAAAATATTAGTGAATGTAGCAGATGTACCGGCATATGTTTGTATCCATCCAAGATTATAAGCATCAGTAAATGTATTTACTGTACTTCTAGCTGCAGCATTCCATCCCCAACCAGGAGTATTAGCCGCACTTGGATGACTTCTGGATACAAGTGTCCATCCACCACCATCAGTTGTCATATCTGCATATATCAACGTTCTTCTGCCATTTTTATTGCCGTCTGGATATACAAGATAATATCCGTCTTTACCCCTAGTTTCAGGATAATTATTGTACAAATCCAATGCATGTTTTGCATCTACATAACTGACTCCATGTGTTAATCCCATATATTTTATAATCCAAATCTTGATTTTGTTGCGTTGTAATTTTGTAATACTTCTTCATCTGTTAACGATTTATTATAGAATTTCATTGTTGCAATGTCTCCTGAATAATAATAAGCTTTTGCGCCGCTAAATCCACCATAAGCACCAATTGACATTCCGTTAGCATTTGTTGTAAATCCACCAGTAACAGTTTGAGTTCCTAAAAGAACTCCGTTAATATAAAACTTTTTTAATCCATTTGCATAACTAGCAGTAACTAAGAACCATACATTTGATTGAATATAAGATGCGGCAGTAAATTGTAAATCTGCAACTCCACTGGTTACTGTATTTGTTCTTATTTTTATATTTGGACTTTCAAAAAAAATTGCATATTGAGTATTTACGGTTCCTTTTTCAAATAAAAATCCATTTTGATTTGAGTTGGATGTTCTTGCCCAACATTCCATAGTTAAAGTCTCAGTGTTAAATAGACTATTTTCAGGAGCAGTTGTATACGTACTTGTACCATTCCATGTAAAGTATCCAAGATTATTATTACTAAAAGTAGGAGTATTAAATGTTGTAAAATTTATATTATTACCGCTTAAATCTGCCCAACTTGTGCCTGTGCCTGAATAACTTTTATTATTAGCCGCATCCAAACATAAAACTAATCCTGATGTAACAATTGCTGGTGAATATCTTGTAGCCATACATTATAACTATAATCCAAATCTTGATTTAATAGCATTATAGTTCTGTAACACTTCAGTTGCGGTTAATTCTTTATTATATATTCCTACTGAAGAAATGTTTCCTTTAAAATATCTTGCGCTAGAAAACCCATTCCCAACTGCAATAGCAGGTAATGTTGTTGCCCAATAAGTGTGAGAACTATTAAATTTTAAATCTCCATTTAGATAACCAGTTGCAATATTTGTAACAGTATTCCATACTAAAACAACATTATACCAACTATTAACAGTCAATATAGCGCTTGGAGAATAACTAAATCCTGTATATGTTCCCGCATCATTTCCGATAACA